CTCCACCATAACAAGCAAATACGCACCCTATTTAATAGGGCAAATCGTGTTTGCAATCAATGTAAAACACCGCTTCGAGTGAGGCGGTGTTTGTTTTGTAAATTATAAATATGTAGCGTTGTTATCGTCATCGTCTTTCGGCTTTTCCTTGAAGAATAGTCGTTTAACGAAATCGAGTACCATTGTGCCAAGAGCGTTCAAAGAAGTAGTTTTGAATATATTATAGAACGTCTGATTGAGAGCATAAATCGCCCCTGCAATTACAATGAAATTATCCCATTGAAACTGTTTGATAATGAGCAGGTAAACGATAGAAGCAAGCAGGGATATTCCTACCGAGATAGCAAGGTAAAGGAAATGCCTTTTCTTCTCATCGAATTTCTTAAACACATTGCAGTATTTAAGAATGCCGAGAATAATGATACCGATAACGGCGATAATCGTAATCGCCAAACCGTAGGTTGTGAAAAAAGTAATTAGTTCATTCATAATGTTTTACCTCCTTAATGAATGATGAGTGCCAAAATCGCACCGACAATCGCACCTACAACCGTTGTGATTACGGCTGTAAGCAAAGTTTTGTGAATAGTTTTCACTTCGTCCGCAGGAGCAGATTCGAGGGCTTTAAGCCTTTGATTTTGCTCCCTTTGTTCTTCAAGCATATGTTGCATATTTACTGCGAGTTTGCTGACGGAAAGTGTGAGAGTTTCAATCTCGGTTTGCTTCTTTTCAACATCGCTCACACGATGCTTGAGGGACTTTATTTCGTGATCGTGGTCGTTGAATTTAAGGGCAAGTTCTTGTTCTGTCATAGTTTTGTCCTCCTGAATTGTTGTCTTTCAGAAGATTATCAAGCAAGTCATTCCATTCCTTGCAAGGGGTTTCACAAGGCGTTTTCTTGCCACTGTATAACCTGCAAAGCCGACATATGTTGTCAATGGTAATCTCACTCATAATCTTCGCCCGTAATAAGTGAAAATTCTTCCGCAGTGATCCATTTCATCTTAACGGCGTTCTTCACACGGGTAATGTCCCAAAGACCGTGTTCGTAGTAATATTTAACCTTTTCAAACTTCGTCATTGTTCTGTACCTCCGTTTCGACTTCGAGTTCAACACCACTCATCATAGCCACATAGTCAATGTCGGCTTTGGTTTTGGCGTTTTCCGCTTCACGGGCTTCGTTCTTTCTACGTTCAGCCCTTAACTGTTCTTTTACTGAAAGATATTTCATTTTATAGTTCCTCCCATAATTTTTTATAGAATTGATCCATTTCAAGCACAAGTTTGTGAGTGTGGCGTTTTAACTGCTTACTCGGTTGATTCTTCTGCTTATTACTGCCACGCCCGGTTGCGTGGGCTTTCCAACTTTCATAACACGCATCAACGGCGGCTTTCGTCATAAGTCCTGCTTTTGCACGAGCCACAAGCCTTACTAACTTACGGCGTTCGTGAGATACTTTTTCGGGAAGCATCCGTATAATGATTTTTCCGGTTTCAAGAAGTTGGAAACTGAAACCAAGAAAGTGTATAGGCTGTGTAATCGGTTGTAATTGAGTTTTCTTCGCACTCAATTTTAAGCCGAGCGATTCGACTTTTTCTCGAATCTTTTCTCTGCAATATCTCAAATATTCCTTGTTCGGGTGGAGTAATATAAAATCGTCCATATACCGAACATAATTCTTGATACGCAGAACTTCTTTTATGTAGTGGTCGAGTTTATCAAGCACTGCAAGTTGTATGAGTTGCGTTGCTTGTGAACCAAGTCCCATACCTACATCGGGGTTAGCACCTTGATTAAAACTATTGATAATACGGTTTGTTTCAGAAACAGCCCATCCGTCTTGAACTCTTTCTTCAATGCTCTTGGAAGCAAGGGCGTGAGATGTGCTACCGAAGTAGTCCGTCAAATCACATTTCAACGCACAGCCTTTGAGTCCGTGTTCTCTATAATGCCGTTTCAAGGCTACATAAAATCTTTTTCGAGCGAATTCCGTGCCTTTATCGGGTAAACAAGCACCGCTATCATAAATGAAGCCTTTTGATACCTGTTCAGTCAAATAATTATCACATAAACTTCGCTGAAATACTCGGTCTTTAATTCTCGTACTGACAATGGTTCGTTCTTTCGGTTCGTACACTTTGAAAATGGTATATCCGTCTAATTTGTATTTCCCGTTTTCGTGCGACAGTTTTAACTTATAGATATTAACCAAACCATTGACTACGACAAAACCTGCTACACTGTCTTTCCATATAACATTCTGCTTGCATTTCCGCATCGCCTTATAGAGATTACCGAAACTGCAAACGATTTCTTTGACATTTTTATCGTCCATAATATATTGCTTGGTTGCCGTGTATAGCGGTACTTACTACTGTTAGTTGAGTAAACCGCATCGAGCATTCTCTGTTTCCCTTTCATAATATAAAGGATGGGGTAATAATTCCTTGTGAAAGTGCATTGATTTCCGTCTAAAATAGACTTACTTTATTACGAGCGTTTCTCACAATCCGGGACAACGCCGTTAGCATTGTTCGCATTGTTGTTGTTCAATGTTCCCGAAGTATTGACATTACGAACGTTATTCGCATTACCGGAGTTCGGCGTATTCTTACAATTATTAACCCGTTATATCGTTATACCTTTCGGCATCAGATTTCTTCCAATTTCGTAAATAGTTTTGGACTTCGATAACGAGTCCTGTCCAATACTCAATTTTCTTACTCTCAATGCCGAAAGTATGATAGGCTATATCCATCATAGACAGTAGAGCGTAGGAAGCGGCAATCGCTTTGGTTTGGAACTGCTTTCTCAACGCTACATCGTTTTTATCCGTAACGAAAACCGCATTTGCCATAGTGATATAGTTATTTATATCGAGTGCAGAATCTACGATTTTGTTAGTGATGCACCAACGATAATGCTTGGGAAAGTTCTTTTCGTTGCTACATATCTTAATGGTATGTGTTGCGAGTTCGTTGGCTTTTACCAAAACAGTAAGTTGCCCCTCGCTACGCTTTGATTTAGGTACTGACATATGATTTCTTCCTTTTCTACGCCCTCTAACGAGGGCGATTTTTGATTTTTAGATTATGCAACAAGCCGGGACAACGCCGCAAGCATTGTTCGCACTGTAGTCGTTCAACGCTCCCGACGTATAGACATCACGAACGCGATTCGCATAACCGAAGTACGGCGTTCTTAACCACCAATAACGAGCAGTGCCGTTTTGATACTTGATGCGGTCTGCGTTGGTAGCACCATTGAAATACTCCAAGAGTTCGCCCTCTGAAATGCCACTGTATTCGTCCGTGCCGAACACATTCTTTCTTGAAAGCAAGAATACCTTGTCATAGGTAATATCGTAGGTAGCATCGCCAACCCTGTCGCAAGTGTGAAGTGCCGTCTTGATTTCTACTTCGCCCATAGCCGCTACAAGCGTAGGATCGAGTCCGTGTAAGAACCCTGCAAGTTTTGCACCGCCGGGAATCATATCGAACACGCTCTGCGGTTTCCACCAATTACTGATAGTGGTTGTATCGCTTGAGGGAACTGCTGCTGCCGCAGAGTTGAGCCACTGACGATATACGCTATCACGCCATCTGTTCGAGCCGTAAGCCTGTCTTTCGGTAAAGTTGTGTTTACCATCGTTGGTATGATAATCGAGTTTTTGAGAAGTGAAAGTTCCCAAGTCAGTACAGTCCGCAGAGCCATCCCATACGCTGACAGTTAAGCCTCTTTCAACAACCGTTCTTGCAGGACTTGCACCATAGGTAGTAATGTAATTGCCGAGTACATCGCTCTGTGCGTACTGTTCTTTCCAACCGCCGATAGGGTTAGTATGACGGAAACCGCCCGTTGCAGGGATAGGTTGCGTAGTCGTGAACATATAAGTTCCATCATACGCCGTGCCGTTTGCGTAAGCAGCGTGGTCGAGCGTGAATTTGTACTTCCCGGCAGGAAGTTCTACATCGGTGTAGTACATAAGTTGCGGTGCAGAGAACGGCATAGTTCCGTATGCAAATACATCGTGTAAGCAAAGGTCGATAGTGTGAGCGAGAGAGTTATTCTTCGGCTTATGCTTATCGAAGTCAAGGACATCGAAAGTAAGCGTGGAAGCCGTAACATTGATAACGATTTCGTCATCCTTTACAGGTGTACCCGTTACAGTGATACCCCAATTTGTAAGGTTCACGGATGCACCAACGCTGTTAAGCCATACATTGCCGTCATAGGTAAGTACGAAAGTGCCGTTAAGGTTAGAGCCGAGTTTTTCAACCAAAGCCACATCGTCCACCGATACGGCGGTAATACCCGTACTATTACCCTTACTTGCACTTACCGAAGTTGCACGTTCGCTTTGGAACTGATCCGCAACGGCGAAAGCCTTGCTATGCAGATTCTGTCTTACGAGAGCCTGTACATCAGACCAAGATTTGATTTCAACACCACCCGAGTTGGAAGCGATAGCGGCAAGAAATCTGTTCATAGTGTCAAATTGTTCTTTGTTAGGGAAAATGTTTTCCATAAAGTTTTACCTCCTGTTATTCTGCTTCTATCATCGACAGAACGGGGTAGCCGTTCCTAATGATTAACTGAAAAGTATAGTTTTTGTTCTCATCTTCGTTATAGATGGGAATTATACCACCTGCAAGAAGTGCGGAAGCGACTTGTTGAGCCGCATTTTTCGCATCCTGCGTGGCGTTCGTGCTTTCCTCGACTAATTCTCCAACTTTCGCTTCTCGTGCGATTTCAGCCGCATTACGAGCCGATTCAGCCCCATTTCTCGTGGCTTCCGCAGACTGACGAGCAGTTTCATTCGCTTGTCGTGCTTTCTCGGCTTCTATACGCTGTGCTTCGGCGGTTAATCGCTCGTTTTCAGCCGTTACACGAGCATCTTCACTTTCTGCTGCGTGTAAGAGTTGTACGAATAAGTCGGCTTCGTCATCTTCGTAAATGGTTTCATCGCAAAATTCAGCGTGTTCTACCAATACCGCAAATGAAGTAGAAGTTAATCTATCTTCCCCTTGAACAACGGAAACAGAACATTTAACCTGTCCGTCTATTTCAAGAATCCAAGCGGTAAGAGGGACATTAACTGTTCCGTCAGAGTTTACTTCGCCCTGAAACGCTCTTGCTTGTGTATCACTTCTTTCGGCATTTATAGTAACCAACGCATCCGATTCAACCGCAATTTTTGTCCCCTCGTTCAAAAGTTGAACTTTAAGGAAACGGGATGATTTATCGCCCTGCTTGGCTACGATAGCCTTAAAAGTATTCTGTTTTGCAACATCAACTTCTATTGACTTGATAATTTCAGCCATTTTGTTATTCCTCCTTGTTTTGAATTTTTTGCAATTCAGCAACCTGCTGATTGTAAGTCAGTTGTGCCTGTTCGACTTCTGTTTTTGTCCCGTCTTGCACTTGGTGTAGGACATCACATATAATCAGTTCAAGAATGGAATACGAAATGTTATGTTTTTGTGCCGACTGTGTAATGCTTGCACAAATTTCACTTCTCGCATCTCGTATTCTCAAACTCAAAGGTCGAACGGGTTGAGTGTCTTGAATTTTCATAGGTTTACTCCTTATACATAGAAAATATCATCGCCCGGTGTAATAGTGCCACCGCTACTTGTTTCTAACGAAGATAACACTTTAAGCGTTGCACTGTTATCGTAATCATCCGTTGCTTTGATAATATAGGCAAACCCTGCCGGTGTTATAGCAAGAAAAGCATATCCCGTAACCCATCGCAAGTCAGTACCTATGGTTGAGTATTTGAAAGTGCCGTAAGTACTTGTTGCTGAACGAATATAGCCGTCATATACACCGATATACCAACCGCCAATTCTTCCCGAATGAGCGTTGATAGTTCCTGTTATTTCCGCTTCTTCTGCGTGAAGTTTTCCTGCGGCAGTCATATACAGTTTTCCTGCACCAAGACCGATTCCGTTAGGGCTGATAAATACACCCTCGACATTATCGTTATAGGTGGCTTTACCGCCGTGCTGAATATGATTTCTCGTGATAGTGAAACCACCGATAGCACCTAATGCGATTTTGTCAGTAGTAATAGCACCTGCTTCGATTTGTTCAGAAGTCAACTGACCTGTAATATCGGCTGCATCCGCAACGACTTTTACGGCTTCAATTTGCTCGGCAGTTAATTTGCCGTCAATGTTCGCCGCAGAAACGTGTAAATCGGTTGCATCAATCTGTGAAGCCGTCAGCGTTCCGTCAATGTTCGCCGCAGAAACGTGTAAATCGGTTGCATCAATGTAATCTGCGGTTAATTTATAGACCGAGAGCATATTCAAAACAGCGTTTCCGTCTTTTGTAATACCATAGTTCCAAACGGTTTCGTCATCGTCCCACTTATCCGTCCAAGCGAAGCCACCTGCTTTGAAAGTGTATATAATGGTACTTTTTTCAAGGGTAGGGGCATTGTGGTAATAGTAGGTTGTGCTTCCGTTTTCTTCTACGATACTCGAACGATATAAGCCAAGAGAACTCGTCATTACTTCGTTCATTTCAAGTGCGGCTTTTTCACGGCTACTGATTTTAGCATCAATGCGATTTTCGAGTTTCTTCAATACGATTGCTTCGCCTTTCGTCAATGGGTTAGCCGTAGCGTAGCCGTTTTTCGTGTTCGTTTCGCCTTTACCCGATACCGAAGTGGTTGTTTGCATTTTGAACGTGGTGTTCGTAATAATGCTGATATGCTCCACGCCGTGCTTGTCAACATAAGTAATCTTGTCAAGGGGGTAGATATGGGGCATAGGCTTACAAGTACAAGTGAAAGGACGATAAGTAAAACCGCCGACCTTTTGAAAAATCGCATCTGCCACGCTTTGGTGGTCGTGCTGAATTAAGCCGTTTGTTTCAATATTGAAAGCGTAGTTGTCCGTTCCTGCCAAGTACACATTTTCGTCATCGTCCGTAATTTGTACGCCCGTAATTGTGATATTCTGTTCGTAAATTTGCGAAGTATATCTGTCAGACGGGGTAATTTTCGTGTCGGTGTCCGTGTACCATTCTAAACGGAGTTTTCCGTTCCAATCAATATACGCACAAGTCCCGGAAATTTCCGCTATCCATTGTATCAACTGCCTGTAAGTAATTTCA